GCACTTTGCCCGAAAAGAAAAAACACCAATAACTCATCATTATTGGTGTTCTTATCACAAGCTAAAAATTAAGCACGTTTGAAGTCAAAACGTGCAAATTTAAAAACACCAATTTTTAATTAATAAAATCAGCTTATTATATGTCTGTAATATTGTTTATTTCCGAAACTCTACATATTTTTCCGAAATTATGAAAGTTACAGGGCTTTAACAATACATGTAATTATAGCATATAGACATTTCAACATTGTGAAATAATGCGGCCAGAATTGACCGCACTTTATTCATTAAAGCAGGTCTGAAATGTAACTATAATCCACCACTTTGAAATCACTCGCTACACTCAAATCAACCTCACCACGGTCAATGCGAGCTTTCTCAGTAAACATAGCTTCTTTGGCATCTCTATAAACTGATTCGTTAAGCTGTGAATCTTGTGAATTAGTGTTTCGTTCAAATGGTTTATCAAGTAATTGTTTTAACCCGTTTTTATTAACATATACATTAATGCCTTGTGCCTCTAAATCTCTATTTGCAGCTTTAGTTTTGATGTCTTCGAGGTAATTATCTGTTAGCCATTTCGCCAGATACTTATAGATTGGTTCTTCACGTTCTTTGCGTTCATGTTCTTCACGTTCTTTGCGTTCATGTTCTTCACGTTCATGTTCTTCACGTTCTTTACGTTCACGCTCTTGGCGGATATCCGATTCAATCTGTGCCATTCGCGCTTGGTCAAAAGCTGCGTTAATTGTCTCAGCCTCTAACTTGTAGATAGGTGCGAGATAAAATTCGCTTGCGTTAGATTCAGCATAAACAGACAGGGTTTCGCCAGTTTCGACTAAATTAACCTGACCGCGTTTTGACTGGATACAAATTGCATATTGACATTCAGGTGGCAGATTAATTACTGCCTTCAAATTGTATTGTTTATATTCTTCAGGGATTGCCGGCACGACAATTCTGACCGCTTTGACAGACTTATTTTTAAGCTTATCAATTTCAGAATCTAGTTTCGCAATATCTTTACCTAATTGATAAATAAGGTTTTGATCGTCTTTTTTAATGTTTACCATTTTTATAGTCCTCTTTTCCTTGTTGATAGATTTTTAATAAATATTGATAATGAGCCTCTATTGGTGGCTCATAAGGCTTAATCTTGACCTTGATATTAGGTCTTGAGCGCTTAACCAGTCGAATAATCATCTCGCCTCCGTTACATCATGGATAAGCACAAATTCACCACCTGCGAGCGTTCTCACTAATCCTTGCGGGCTAGTGCATTGCAAATCCCAACTTGCAGTTTCCCACTTCGCACCTAACGTTTTATCGTGCGATAATGTAACGGTAACTAGATTCTCACTTACAGTAATCTCACCTGTTTCAGTGGATAGTTTGATGGTTTCGCCTTTCTTCGGCTCAATCCACATGTCAAACTTACTACCGGTTAAATCACTTTTCTGCTCGTCATCTTCTAGGATTTCAAACGTCCAACCGTCATCATCACCACGTACTGTCTCTAGCTCAATGTTTTCCATCTTTGCTCCAATAAAAACCGCACCTAGATTTCTCAAAGTGCGGTTGGTTTAGTTTAAGGTTGGTTAAATAACAATTAAGCCATTTCCCTTTAAATGCGTGTAGATTCGGTCAATCATTACCTGCTTTAACGATTTGGATGTCTCTTCTTTTGTTAGCGGCTTTTCCATAATCGCATTTGCTGTTTCGCCATCAATCCACTTATATTCGGATGTAATAGGTGTAAAATCAGTTACAGAATCACCACTATCAGCACCAGAACCAACTACGTATTTAGCATTAATTGAACCGTCCTCTTGAATTGAGAAAGAGGCTATTGTTGAATAAACAGGGTTTAAAATTTTATTGAATTGCATAAGCGTCCTTATTTTTTAGTTTGCGATAAAGAGAATTTGGACTGAACTTGTGTGGATTGTCAAATCCTAGACATTCAGCGCACCATTCTGAGCAGAAGTATTTTTTAGAGTTTTGCTTGAATGGCAAAAGCACACCAAGCGCACCAAGCCAGTCATATTTCAGCCCTGCGGTTTGTTTGTAGAATAATCTGACTAAATCAGCATCAATATCAACTTCGACCAAATCCCATCTGTCGCTAGGCAATGGCATAAGTCTAAGCCTTACATCCCCATCAATATTACTTGCTGTGTAGCACTCAAATAACATTCTTCCGTTTTTCTCATAATTGGGGATAACCATTTCACAATGGCTATAATCCCCCTTTGTCAGAAATCGGATTGTGTCATCACACAAGCGATAGACTGTATTTTTAAAGCCTTTACGCTTGCGTTTGTGCTTGTAGAAAGCGATATACACTGACATTTTTAAACTCCATAAATAAAAACACCAACTCACTACTGCGAATTGGTGTTAGCTGCGAGCAACCATGAATGTGAACGTGGTGCCATTGATGTTTATATGCCTATCGCTGGCTCTAAGTCTTATTCGTATTCTGTGTGCTCTATTTGGCTCTAGATCCATCATTGTTGTTAGCATTATAAACTGCTCATTCCAATTGCTCTTTTCTGGCGTGGTGTTAGTGTAGTTAAATGCTCTGCGTTGATCGTTTAAGTACATTCTGATGTGAACACCAGAAAATCTGTCGCCATCACCTTCATTGTTTGAAGAATAAACTCCGAACGGCAGAACGGTTGGATAAAGCAAGGCCTTACGCCAAAACGGAGCGGCTGGCAGATCTATAGTTAAATGAGTATTATCCCAATCATACCTATTGTCAGACCTATAAGCCGAAACGCTATAAAACTTGGCAATATCACCAATAATATTATCAGCTTTGATGGTTTGACCCTCGATGTTCACACCTCGAATTGTACTACCTTCAATAGTGACACCTCGAATTGTGCCACCGTTGATATTAGAACCTCTAATATCACCACCACTGATAGTGTTACCGTGAATGTTTGTACCAGTAATCTCGCCTGCTGTAATTCTGCCAATGTTTGAACTAATAGCGGATAGACTGCCAATGTTCAATTTGTCAGAGGTTAAAGAGCGAGTAACAATGTGATTCGAGTTAATGCTATTTGTAGCGATGTGCTTAGCTGCTATCGCACCTGCTGCGATATTGTTAGCGGTTACGCTGTCAGCGCCAAGCTGTTTAGTTGTAATTGAGTTTGTAACAATCGAGCCACCATCAATAGAGGTTATCGAGGTTTCTCGCCACGGACTAGGTGTGCTTTGACTTGGATTGACCTCTTCAAGCATCGCTCTGGCCATGTAGTTGTCTTGATATGCTTGCTTGTAACCAAACCTTGTGATTCGGAATATTAAGCAGACCACGCCAGATTCAGGGGCTTTAAACTTAACAAAAGCTCGATGTGCGCCACTTGTGTTTAACCCATTCGCAAAATGAGAAGAGCTAGCCTCAGCGCACGCCTCTCCATCATTAAGCAATATTCTGTCTCGCTCACCAAATAACCCAGAGTCTGCAATCCAGCGGACGTAATTTTTACTGTCGGCACTATATTCTTCTGCTATCAAGTAACCACCACAATGATGACAGCCAACATAAGCAGAGAATATGTAGGTTTTCCCAGGTATTAAATTTGCGAAAACCCGAGCGTTATCCACCCAAAGCTGATTGTTTTTACTATCAACAGCTAACTGCGAGAATCCATTTACAGTCCATCTAGCAAAGCTAAACGTTTCATCTTTATATCGACTATCTCTAGGTCTGTAGTTCTGATTTGTGTTATAACGTAGATTTTCATACTGCACACCTACGCTACCTGCAGTCCAGTATTTACGGATTTCTTCATTGTGAAAAACAAACCCGTGCCAACCTTCAGAATTACCTGTAAATAAAGGGTTTTTAAGCAAATTGCCGCCAAGCCCCAAGGCGAGCTTTTCGCCTGTGATTTGAGTTGTCGCAATATGTTCAGCTCTAATCGCCCCAGCCTGCAACGCTCCAGTAGTAACGGAGTTTGCCGCCAGCTTAGAAGCCGTCACCTCGCCATCAGCAATTAAATCCCCAGCAACTACCGCTTTTCCGCCTTGAACCTTAAATATTGGTTTAGGTGTGCCGTTGGAATTTGGCACAACTTGGAACTTGTCAGCCATTACAATAACAGAGCTTTCTTCTTTGTTTGCACCAAGAGAAATACCTGCTATTGCGGTCTTGCCGCCAGAAATAACCTGCGTTTTAATTGTATGTGTAGCGGACAACTTACCATTAACATCAGCAACTGCTTTGCTAACGCTTTGAACTTCTGCTCTTGCACTTGCTACACTACTTTCTGCATCTTCTGGCGCCGGTGTCCAGTCTGTTGCGACCGTGCCACGCTCAAACTTAATTTTATTGATAGTGTATTCAGAATTTGCACTACTTGGATAAAAATACAGATTTAAGTGCGTGTTGTCTGCATAGATACCCTCATTTACGCCACCATTAGGTAACTTCCACTTGCCCTTGCCTTGATAGACACCGTCCGCAACTTTTTCTAAAGTTAATACCTCGCCATATCCTCTAGAGTTAAAAACCCCAATCCCCGTGCGGTCTGCACCGACTTCACCGTATAGCGTAACAACTACATCATCGCCAACAGCTGGAGCTTCCGTGATTTTATAACGTTGTCCGTAATCAGAGCTTGTGATAAGTGTTCCACTATCCCTGATCAAGTTTCGTCCACCAACTTGCAATTTGTCTAATTCTGCTTTCGCATCATTCTTCCAGATTGCTTGTAGTGACGATTGAGCTAGACTTGCTACCTCGTTTTTACTTGCTTTAGTGGACTTGATTTCGTTAATCGCACTTTCGGCATTATTAACTTTAACAGAAAGAGAGGTCGTCTCAGATTTAGCTTGTTGAGCTATAGAATTAGCTGTATCAGCGGTTGATTTGGCTGAGGTAATTTCACCAATTAAAGCGTTGTCTAATTGGCTTTTATTTACTTTTCCACTTAAGTCACTAGCTTGGACTTTGGTTGTATATTCACGACCATTCCAAACATACAATTTCCCGTCTTTTGTGTTGTAAACCTGGTTGTGTCCGATGAATTTATCAGTGTTTAGCTCGTTTACCGTTTTAATCAGTTCAAGGTTACGAGCAGGTAATGCTGTATCAATTACCTTGTCAGCGATATTTTGAGAGAGTTTTTCGTTTAAAATCTCTAATTCTGCGTCAATATCGACCGAGCTTTCACCTCTAATACCAGTCCGTTGATTAAATGGACCAATATTCACACCTCTAGTATGTCTTAGCCAATAGTATCTAACCTGTTTAGCTCCGACTTCGTGCGTGTAAGTTCGCGAATCAACTTTCGCTAACCGTTTAGCGGTCTTAATATCGTTTGTTTCGCTAACAAAAATCTCGGTAGAAGTTGCTTCATCAATCCAATCCCATTCGATTGTAATATTACCAAGTCCACCAGTGACAATTACACCTGTTGGAGCTGGCGGTTTGTCAATCGTAAAGGTTTGAGTTCTCTCTCCTAATAACTGGCCTTTCTCGTTTTTGATTTGGATAACGACTGTATATTCACCATTTTCCAAGTCATCAAAACTGATATTGGGTGATGATTGACCTAAACGAACATCATATAAAGCACCGTCTTTATAGATTTTAATGTCATATTTGACTAATCCGTTACCGCCTGTAATATCAGTAGCAAAACTAACACTTCCATCTGGGTTAGTGATAACACCAATATTGCTAATCTGTGGTGCGCTTAGAATTGATGTGGATTTAGGCTCAAACTTCGCACCATTATCAACAATCGCCTCTTTTTGCGGTTCGTGCTGCAAGGCTGTGATAGTGTATTTGCCTTTTGCATCCTCTTTAACAGATAAAGCTTTAAATAACTGGCTTGTTACCTGTTGAGTGGATAGCGACCAAACTCCATAAACCTCTAATCCTGCTGGCTCTTGGTCTAAAGTAACCTCTGCACCTTTCGCAGAAATAATCTTAATGTCTTGGTGTTTAGCTTGAGTATTGATGTAGCTAAAATAGCTATTACCATTAACGGAAATTTCTCGGTCTAAAGTAACTTTTTTACCGTCAATCGCTAAAACTCGACCGCCAATATTTGTGCCTGCGAAATACGTATCAGCGACTTTGATAATGTCACCAGGCACGTGCATTAAGCCCTCTGCACCGACTGTAAAGGTGACTGTCTTAGTCTCGAGTTTCTCTGTTTGCAACAACCACAATCCAGTGCGGTGCGCTTGCCCCCTAGAGGTACAACCAAAGGCGGTGATTTTCTTAACGTTCAATCCATTCTTGCGGATTGATTCATCGTCCGAAACATACTCAATCGCTCTTTCATAAGAGTTATCTTTGTCTGCATATTCAACTTGAATTGCGTTATGGCGAGATTTTTTTGCCGAGAACGTATAATTAAATCCGCTCTCATCTACGTTTGCGTTTGTGTATGTCCAAACTGGGTCGGCAGGTCTATCCATTACAACCGTTAATTGCTGACCGTTCCACACCGGCATCGCTCGGAAGATTGAGCAAATATCATTAATCACATCATACGCAGAACGCTGCTCGGTTAGCCAAGCATTACAGGTAAATCTTGGTTCTCTACCACCGAATCCGTCTGGAACAAGTTGGTCGCAATATTGAGCGACTTGGTATAAAGTCCATTTATCAGCTCCAAATTCGCCTAGTCTATTACCTAATCCGTAACGTTTATTAGTGACAATATCGAATAAAACCCAAGCTGGGTTATCAGTCCAGTCTACTTTAAACGTGCCATCCCAAACGCCTGAATACTGTCTTGTTCTTGGGTTATAATTGCTAGGGATTTTTACTTTAATTCCCAACAAGTCATAGGTTCTATTAGGAATGTTCCCGAAGTATTCAGAATCAAATTTAACCCCGATTAAAGCGGTGTTTGGATATGTAAACTCGGTATCAATAACCTCTGTGTAACTAGACCATACCGTGTTATTTTGAAGTCTTTGAGAGTTACTGTCCGCTGTTAGGCGTTCAACTTTAATGGTAAACGGAACTGGCGGTAAGTTTTTAAATGTATGTTGTTGAAGATATTGCGAACTATACTTACCAAAGATTGTTACAGGGTAAACTGTGCCACCAATAGTAATCGCAAGATTAACTTCAGTTTCTTTAATGTCCCCATTTTCTTCTACGCTTGATAGAGACTGAACACCAATGGTGAATCTTAATCTCGAAACCTTGCTATCTGTAATCGTTCTTGTAATTGGTAGATTGTTTTTAACCTGAGCGCCAACGGAAACTTCTTTTTCAGAAGTATTAAACCCACCTAATACACCTTGGACTTGACTACCTACTCGTCCCTGCAAAGAAAAGTTTTTAAAATTGTATGAATTATTACTATTTTGAACTGGTGTATTGTCTAGATAAACGGATTTCATACCGTTTACCAATCCTGCTACCTCGCCATCGGAAAGAATTTCAACAATTTTTACAAGTTGTTTGCTACGACCAGTTTCTTTAGCCTCAACTGGCGTATGTGCGCCACCACCACCTTTACCCATTTTAAGACTCCCACGCTTCTAACCAAGGATAGATTTTTCCGCTCTTATCTCGGTATCTATTTTTGTCGCCGATTCCGTTATTTCCGCCATTACCACTGCCATCGCCGCCTATTTTGTTTCCTCGACCTGTCAATGTAGGCTCTCTATCAACGTCCATGGTCTCTATGCCCTGTGAGATAATTAGAGACCCGACTCTAATTCGTCCATAAGCAAGTGGAACAGGGCGACCTTGCGCAGCCATATTTGAAAGATTTGAAAAGCTTGTTGATTGTTTCTTTTCCGCCTCTTTGCCTGTGGACATTGATGGCATCTTTGTGAGCATTTGAGCCACGCCGCCTGCAGCCATTGCAATACCTGCACCGACAAGATAATATTGTTGAAATACTGCACCAACTACAACCATTACCGCCCCAACTATCGTTTGAAATAAACCTGCTTTTTTCGAGCCTTTTAAAACTGGCGTAAAATGGACTGTTGCATCGTCTTTTAAGTGCTGATTTAACCCTTGCTCGAGATAGCGATTATCTAAGTAATCTCGACCGACCCTTACGGTAAACAATCCTTGCTGAATGAATTGTCTTAACTTCGGAATTTGACTTGTTAAAGCCTGAATAACTTCGGCTGGCGTTTTGCAATCTAGCCTAAATTGAGTTCCAAACTGTTTAAGGGAACCGTAAAATCGAACGTTGACCATTCTTTGTGTCTCCAAATACTGTGAGCATGCTTGAGCCAATAACCATCGTACAAATCACGCTTAGATAATCGTTTTGGCGCGTGATGTAATACCATCTGTTCGCCTACATAAATCGCAGCGTGATTTGGCACATTCGCACCTACACTAATTAAAATTACATCACCAATTTGAGGCTCGTTTACTTGCTCAAATCCTTGTTTCTCGATGTTGTCTAAATAGAGATTTTTGTCTTCTTCCCACCAATAATCTTCGCGCTCAAAATTAGGCATTTCATAACCAGATAAGCGGTAAAAATCTCTAAAGAGCGTGTAGCAATCAGTTTCACCGTGATTAAACTCACGACCTATTAAAAATTGGATTTTCGGGAAAGTGCGGATTTGTTCATCGCAAACTAGCCAAAAATCTAACTGGCTATAGAGTTGAGTTTGTAAATCAGCTTGGGATAACTTTGGCTCACCTTGTGGGTGTGAGTGTACCAATGCCACAATCTCACCTTTCTCTGATGCGTTGATGTAATCTTCTGGCGTAATCTCAAAGTTATTTTCCTTATCTTCTGCCACGTTTTCGCAAGGCATAAAGACTTTTTCATTACCTACTAAAACAACAAAACCACAGCTTTCCTGTGGTTCTTTTGATTTTGAGTATTTGATTATCTCGTTGTGTAGTTTACCGTCCATCGCTTACCCCAACTTATCAACGCTAACAAATCCGCCATAGTTATGTGTGTTGTTCCGCAGCTTACAGCCAGTCAATAATCCACTACATTTATCCTTTTGTGGGTCGGTTGTTGGTTGGTCTTTTTCGTCCGCTACCGCTCGACCTGTATAGCCACACTCAACACCACGATACAGCCAACTACAAGTCGTTGTAATCATTCGTCCGATTAAAGCGTTATCTGTTTCTGACGGTAAGGCTAGAGTAAACTGAGCAACGTCTCGATTAAGTGAGGCTAATTGCTCAATTACGAAATAACTTAATACTTCCTGTGACGGGTCGGCCTGCTTATTACCACTCTCGAAATTAACCGCATCGAGATAGTGCATATAGACCAATCTTCGTCTAACGATGCCGCCTAAGCATTGCTCAAAGCGGTTGCAAAGTGCGGTAACAAATCCACCAACGTTCCCGATTGTTAATGTTGGTCGGTTACTTGGGCCACTGCCTGATAACTCAAAACCATCTGCTTTAACTGCAAATGGCTCATAAGTCTTGCCTTGCCATACAATAGATTGTGATTTTTCGTTTGTGCCGGCATAAAAGCGGTAAAGCTCACCACTAATCCCATCGCTATCACGCAACGGTCTTAAATCAACCTCGAACAGCTCAATCAGTGCATTTTGCTCTAGCTTGGCAAGGTCTAGTTTGAATTGATTGCTAATTGCTTGTGGCATTTTTACTCCAATAAAAAAACCGCACTCTGTTTCCAAAGTGCGGTCGGATTTTCCGTTGTTTTAGAAGTCGATTTTGACTGCTTTTGGATTAAAGCCTCGCAAGTGTTTTAATACACGCCAGTTTGTCATTGGGTCGATGTTAAAATCGCTTGTGATGCGGTTTAAGATTTGATTGGTAGAACGTAGTACGCTTAAATATTCATAAGCCTGTCCGTATATTTGTGAGCTCATGCTCGAGCCTAAAACGTTGAAGGCCTTTTCGATATGTTGGAAAGTGCCTATGCCACGTTTGAAAGCGAACCACAACCAAGCAAGCTGTTGAAGTTCATATTCGGTAAATTCAAAACTGAATTTCTTTTCACTGCTAGGTAGTTCAGGATCAGTGATCAACTCCCCTTCTAAAATTATCTTGTGTACATACTCTACTGCTTGCGGTAATTGCTCTAATGTTAAATCTTCGATTGATTCCACATTAAAGCGTTGATGGATTAAATGATAGGCATCGGAATAAATTAAGCCTTTCTTACTCACCAACATATTTACGGCATTGCGTAAGCCTGTGCGATCATCTACCGTGGTTTTACGTTCAGCTTTGCCGTTAAACCAATAATCATGTAACGCTTGGTAACATTCTTTTTTATATTTGATTAATGTGTCACGAATTTCAGGTTTACAACGATTAATATCAATACCAAATAACCAACCATTTAAATATTCGATTGGTAAGCAGATCATTTCACGTTTTTTACCATCTTCGGCAACTATGGTTATGATGACCATAGTTGAATTTAATACATCATCACGTTTCATTCGAGAATATTGAGATTTCCAATCCAAGCCGATATTTTCGCAGATTGGTTTCATAGCAGTGTAATGTGTACCGTTTTGTTTAAATGTAACTAAAGATTGATGATTGAATGAAATTGTTTGAGTTGAGATTTGATTAGCCATTTCTGACTCCTTTTGGATATTTACGATGTTTACCCATAATAGGGCGCCGAGTGGTTCGTAAACCGCCAAAAGTCGGCCGGGATTATTCCCCTTTCGGGTGTTGTATTCTCCGCCCACTCGGCATAGATGAAATTGGATTTATGCGTGTTAAGTCTTAATGGCAATAAAACTAAACGAGATCACAAATTTTACGCATAAAAAAACCGCTATGCTGTCGGGTGCGGACTTACCGCTTTTGGTAAAGGTTACGAGCCTTGAGAAAGAGTGTATTAATTTATTTGTATACTGTCAATAACAAAAAAAGCTCTCGATTACGAGAGCTTAATGTGCCGATATTTAATCACCTCGACAAGTGATTGCCATTCAAACAACCTGCTAAATAGAAAGGCTTTTGAGACCTTGAAAAACATACTAATAAAAAATCCCCTTGGGTGTCAAGGGGTATTATCTATAATCCAGCTGCTTTAACTAATTCCTTCAATCCATTAATTTCATTTTTGGTGAAAGAATACTCGTTATTACAAATCTTGATGTCAATCTGGTTTGCGTTTGCCAGTTGTTTAAGTTGGGCATCCGTAGGACGATAAATATTTAGCTGTAAATAGAAGTCACGCATCGCTGTTAACCCAGAATTATACGGTTTTAAATTGAATTTTTTACCATCAACTAACCAGTGGGTTTCATCACATTTTACAGGAGAACGCCCTTTTTTAGTGATAAGCAATTCGTTATATTGTTTCTTATTCTTTATAACAGAGAATTTCTCAGGGACTATAGTCTGAGTGTATTGACTACTTACAATTCCAGATACCTGCCACTTTATTACACGTTCACCAGTGAATTTATCTGTCTTATCCGTAATTTCACCCTTTAAAGCTAATTCGTCTTGTTTTGCCCATTTTTCGCTTAGGCTTTCTTTCTTTTGTTGTTGTACGGCACATCCAGATAAAAATGCAACCATAACTCCAATCAATAGTAATTTTTTCATTTTTATTTCTCCAAAGGTAAAAAGAGATCATATTATACAAATGTGATTTTTTGAATTCTATGATCTTGCTCAAAATTCGAAAAATTACGCTACCACTTCCTCAAACTCACAAGTAAACTCCGTGAAGTTCAAATCCATCTTCGCTGGCCATTTACTACAAACAACTTTGATATTCTTGCCAGTAAACGGGTCCTTAAAAAGAAAAGGATGAACTCCTTTGTGTCTTTTAAAGAATTCATCCACTTCTAGGCGGTCTTTATTTTTAACCTTGACCGATACAGAATAAGAACGGAGTAAACTATTGATTCCTTGTAATTGGCGTTGAGTATATCCGTCGCCAAATTCAATCGTGTTTACAGTTGGCTCATTATCAACCTGAAAATCAGGTCTAATGCACCATTTAAATGCTTCCATATTTACCCCTAAGCGAACACGCCACCAGAACGCATGTTGTTTGAAATAATGCCGTTGGTTTCACTTCTTGCTATCTGGCGGATTAATTCTACTGTAATTTCGGTTTCGCCATTTCGTTGTCGTTGCTCAACGCTCGCATTGACTGGCTCGCCATTATTGATTACTTTGACTGAAATATTTCCACCAGCCATAGGTTTATAGCTTGTTGACGGAATAGAACCCACCGAACCACCGTTAGCATATCCACGACCATAATTAAGATGGTTTAGGAAGCCAATCCCTAATCTTGATGTTGCCTCTTTAGTGATAACGTATTCGCCACGATGAACAACACCTGCTGGCGTGTATTTACCACCGTCACCAGTATAACCACCGCTAGCAAAGCCAACATAACCGCCATCAGAATATCCAAGGGCACTTGCAGCAGATTTGATAGCGTTAAAAATCATCATTTTTACAATCATCGCCGAAATGTCTTTCAAGATTGATTGTGCCAATGAGCGGAAGTCTGCTTTGCCTGTTACAACAAAGTCAGTTAAAGCGTCAGACATTCCATTAAAAGCTTTTTGAGTAATGTTAGAGATATTTCCAGCCACATCATTAACCGAATCATCAAGTTGTGTCATCCCATCTTTAATGCCTGCAATCGGGTCTGATTTTCTCTGATTTTCAGTCTCTTGGATTACCGCCCTGCGCTCTTTCAGTTTTGCGATTTCTTCATCAAGTTTAGCAATGTTTTCTTGTGACATTCCGATTTTTAATCTAGATGCCTCAAGGTCTAACTGATGATTGTATTGAATTAATTCTTGCTCTTGTCTTGTTTTGCCAAGTAGTTCAAGCTCAAATTCCATTTCTCGCAGTTTTTCAGTATTATCAAAGGCGAATTGTGCGATAGCTACGCCTTGTTGTGCCGCATCAATTTGAGCAGCCATATCTTTAAGCTTAGCTAATCCATCAGCACCAAAATGAGCGTATTTCTCGCCATTCGCTGCGATGTCTTGAGTGATTTTGTTTAACTCTTGATATTGGCTGACTTGACCAAATACAGAAACATCTTGAGCGTTTGCCCGAATTTCTGAAAGCCTGCGCTCCATCTCGCTAAGTTGGTCTGTGTACTGTTTCACATAATCAACTTTAGAACCGCCACCAGAAGATTTACTAGCTTTTGATTTTCTTGATGAACCGCCTTTAGCGCTTTTACCAATAGTTTGAGAACCCAACAAGGCAAAATTACTATCAACCACCGCAGAAAAATCAGCAGAATCTTTTTCAAATCCACTATTTAGCGCATTATCTTCCGCTTGTAATCTACGTTTCTTAGTTGGGTCGGTCTCTTTATTAATCGCAATTTGGCGATTGTTTCGATCGATTAACTTGGTTGCCTTATCACTTAAAGCATTTTGAACACTAAAGCCGAGAGCATTAAACTGGCTTGCAACCAAGATAGCCATCGCACCCATTCGCTCAACTGCATTGGTAACAGATGCAGCACCACTTTCAGCACTTGGGAAAATTCTGTTTAAGTCATCGAGAGAAAAACCGATTGAATCAATACTGACTTTAGAAGTATCTAGAGTTGGTAATAAGCTTCTTAATTTATCGTGAAATTCAGCAACAGGAACTTGACCAATGATTGTTTTCAAATCATCTTCTGACTTGGTTAGTTTTTCGTTAGCTTTCGCCAATTCGGCTTTTTTAATCGCCAAATCTTGTGTTGCTTTTGCTAACGCCTGTAAATATGCCGAATCTTCCGTTTTTCCGCTTTGCTGTGCGATTTGCTTGCCTTGCTCAACGATTCTGTTGAGTTTCTCGTATTCTTCCGCTAATCGCTTAATTTCGTCCTTTTGAGCGGTAATGGATTGCTCTAATTTAGCTTTCATTCCGTCAAGGACTGCGGCTGATGTATTAGCTAATTTCCTAGTCGTTACATCTAAACTATCGGCAAAGGACAATAATTCTTGTCTAGTTGCTTCTGTTTTCTGTTGATAATCAAGAAATACACCAACGCCAGCGGATAAGCCTAGAGTTAATAAGCCAAGTGGGCCACCGACAAAACCTAACGCGCCACCAAGCCCTTTGCCTGTTGCGGTTAAAGCTTGTTGTGCAGCAGATAGGTTTCTCGTTGCTGCGGCTTGTGCTGACATAGCAGCAGAGGCTTGAATACTTGCTGCAATCCAGGTGCGGATTTTCCCAACACTCCAAATTACACCTGCACCTGCTGCAAGGCTCGCCACCACGGTTAAGTGATTAGCGATTTCGTTAATAGCCTTAGCAAATGCCTCACTCGCTCCTGTTGATTTATCTAATTCACCAATCCATTTAATGGTATAAGTATTTAGATTTTCAAAGGCTGCAGAAATGGTAAGAATACGAGTATTAAATTGGTCATCAACAGATTCTTTGGCTCGCTCCAATGCAGGAACAAGGACATCCATCGTTAGCTTACCCTCTTTCGCCATACTGCGAAGTTCGCCAGTGGTAACACCTAAACCTGTCGCAATCGCTTTAGCTAACGCAGGGGTCTGCTCCATTACGGAGTTAAATTCATCACCACGTAAAATCCCACTTCCTAACGCTTGCCCGAACTGTGTCAATGCTGCATCGGCTGCACCAGCACTTGCACCAGATACCGCAACCGCTTTTGATACTGTTTCGGTTAAACTGGCAATCTGTGCCTGACTAATCTTTAACGTTTCGGCATTTTGAGCAAATCGCTGATAAACGCCAGAAGTCGCATTAATACTTTGGTTAGTCTTTAACGCAATATCAAAAACGTTATTTAAGCCTTTAGAGCTACTGATTGACGCGCTTTCGACCAATCTGAGTTTGTTTTGAATTTCTGTATATCCATCGGCAAAACCTTTTAATTGATTTACACCAAACCCAGCTATACCAGCCTTGAAAAGGTTCGCATATACACGATTGAGTGAGTTTATTGACCGCTCAATATTGTTTAATTGTTTGGTAGTGGTATCGGTAAAGCGTTTTACTCTGCCTTGTGCATTATTGATACCACTCTGGAATTTAACCTGATCTAATTCAAGCTGGATTTCTAAGTGTCCTAATAAGCCTGCCATTTTTACTCCGTTATCTATTTGCTAAGTAATCAGATGAGCCGTCATCAAACTCTTCTTCTTTCTTCTCTTTGTAGAAAGGCATAAAATCTGATAGCTCTGGCGGTTTGCCTTTCGGATCACGATTAGCCATTGCCAAAACGTGCGAAATTTGAGCCGAACGATAATCATCACGCCACAATCCGAACGGTTGCTCTTCATAAAATAGGCGGTATTCCTGCAAGTGGCTTTCAGGCATCTGCTCAATTTCTTCTAGCGTCTTACCGAGAGAAAGCGACAGGTTTATTTGGAACTTTCTTCGGCTGGTGAGTTTTTTGGTTCACCGTCCATAATAGCTTGATTAAGTTGCTCAATAACCGCTTTATCTAACTGCGCTAACTGCTCTAAATCGTTTTCATCTTCGGCATTGAATAGGTTTACACCGTGTTCATCACATAAACGCATTGCGATTGTGCGAGTCAATTTGTGCTTGTCGTAAACTTTGGCTAATTGCTCGGTTAATGTATCTTCATCACTAAAATCAAGTGTAATACCTTGACTTTCAGCAATGCGAACTAATTCTTGTTGTTGTCCGTATAAGGCTTTGTTCATTTCGCCAACGGTAAACTCACGGATGTAATAGGTATCACCTAAAATTTCCACTGGTTTAACTTTTGGTTTGTGTGATAAAAGTTTATCTCTTAAATTCATTCGTTCCACCTTAGAAAAGAAAACCGAGAGGATTAACTCTCGGCTTTGTTATTTACGCTGTTGTAGGTAAAAAATAATCACGTTTCGCTTTTTTAATGGTTACACCTGATTCAAATTTACCTTTCACTTCACCACTGAAGTTTGGTGAGGTTTGAATAAAGCCTGTTCCATATAAAGCACCTTGATTGTTTTTCAAAACCATTAACCAAGGGAACGTTTCTTTATCGTAGAATTTTTTACGCAAATCTTTCTGCATATCTGTCGCTGGAGCGTAGTAGAAAGAGAGCTTAATTGAACCGTATTCAATTTCGCCTGCTTCTGTTTCTGTACCCTCTGAACACATTGTAGTGACGTCAGTTTCGCCCAATGTATCACCGTCACCATCAATCTGTTTAATCGCACAGAAATTGCTTGATAGTTGGATTTTTGAAACTTTTGCATTAGTGAATGATGTAGGTTTGTCAAAACCTTTCCAGTCCACCTCATCGGCAAGCGTTACTGTGTCAGTAGATACAGATTTCACAGGATAGCAGCCATCTAATGCACCTAAACCTGTGATTCGGATAAAATCACCAGCTTTTAAGCCATTGCCTGTTGCGGTGATTGTGGCATTTGGCGTAACAGTACAGTTTGAAATTGCTTTCTCTGTATCGTAGCCAACGCCTAAATAAAACTTAGTCCCTTGAAAAGAGGTAGTTTGTGTTGCCATATTTAGTCCTCGTATTTAATTTGATACTTGATGTTAGAAACGAACCATGTCCGATTCGTCGTATCTTGCTCGTATTCGTAGCTAACAAGAGTAATTTCGGAAATATTTTCCAATAATTCATCATTAGATATAGCTACGCTTAACCGCTCTTTGATTTTGTCTGCAATATCATCTAATGCGTCGTCGCCAAAAGCAGTTTTAAGACAAATCGTGATGTTTAAGGATGCAGTATATTCGTGATGACAGAGATCTATCTCTTCGCAGGAAATATCATCAAGGAAAACAGCAATAGCTACTTTCTCTTGGTCAATATCAATAAATAAAGGGTGTCCAGAATAAATATTATCGACACCATTTATACTGCTTTTGAGCATATCCGACACTTGATGTCGAATCTTTTTGTGAATTAACATTTAATCCTCTATTTTTTAAAAATGTCACTTAACTCCCTTGTCATTTCGACTTTGACCTTGTCAGAATAATCTTTTAGCTCATTATTAAAAGCAAATGTCAAAGGTCTTGTTAGCGGAATCTTAACAACATCAATCGAATACCGCTCTTTACCTTGTCTCTGCATAACGTGCCTACGGCCATTCGCTAGGGTTTGAATAAAACCACGTTGTATTTGATATTTACCTATTTTAATTTGACCTTTACTCGCTCGCATGACTCGTCTAGAGTTTTCAAGTAATCTGATTAAAGGCAAATTTCTTCTATCAACTAGTATTTTAGCGACAGGCTGACTCGCCGTTGCTTTTTTAGACAATAGAGTTCGCTTGCGGATTAATTTAACAGGCGCGCGAATCTCTTTGGATGCATTTTTTGTTCCATTTTTGATTGCATTTCTAGCCACCTTATTGATCGCTTTTGCTGCCGCTTTAGGCACGACTTGATTAGCCAGTTTTTGGATATTAGCTTGTATTTCCGCAAACCCATCAATTTTCACTGCCATATTTACTCCAACTGCAACACGATCTTTCCATCTTCAAAACTAAACCCGCGTACAATATACTCACTTGTTGTTGTGGTAATGATATCGCCAAGTTTCGGTTTATAGCCAGACGAACGAAAAAGTGTTAACGTGCGAGTCGTACCGTTAATTAAGTAATCATCGCCATAATTTCCGCTCATCACCTTTGGCGTCTCATCAAGCACCGCTTTGTATTTTTTGCCATTGATGACATAGACGGACATCATCACATCTGATATGACTTTGTCCGCCTGTGCGATTGCTGCATCAAATGGACTAAGCGTTGATCTTGACATCTACGGTATCCACAGATGCACCGCTTGCGCGCCACGCAACGCCTAAGCGTTTATTACTACCTGCGGTAGTTGTTGCACCATCAGTTGACCAGTAAACAACAGCACCTTGTTTAATGTCATCTGCCGCTTTTGCTTTAACGGTAAACACACCAGTAGTTAAACCAACGCCTACGCCACCTTGAGCAACGTCAGATACTGCGACCGCTGCAAGGTTTTCGATCATTGCAACATCACCGCTCTTCATGGCAGCAGTAGCGGTAAAGCGTACTGTATTACCATCTTGTACATAATTTTTAGCCATATTCAATTAATCCTATGATTTATTTAATAAAAAACCGCACATTGTTAAAAAGTGCGGTTACTATTTAATGGATTCTAAGTTACTTGTTTGTAACTTTAACGATGCCGCGATAGTCGATCACGTTCACACCTGCATCAATGCGCACCTTGGTTGACACACCATCAACAGTAAAGCCTTGTTGTTGCTCCATGTATGGAGTGTCGATGCCGTCAAGATAGGATACTTCAATAGCCTCTTTGTTGATTAAGTACCAAGATTTTTCGTCGGCCGCCTGTAAGCGAGCAGATTTAACTGGAGTTACAATGTCGCGTAATGGATTGATGATACCAGAGTTAGCATCGGCACCCTCAACACTTGCTGACTTGATCAACTGTAAACCTCGCGTATACATTGAGGTAGGCATTAGCATAAATTCAGGCTCGATCGCTAACGGCTCACCACGCGCATTAACAAAGCCATTCATTAACTGGATACCCTTGTCGATGTTGGCAAGGTCTAACACTGCATTAGTGATTGTATTTTTGTGAGATGCATCAAATAATGCTTTACCATCTTGTGCTTTAGCGTTACCAGTTAATAACGCGAACACTAACTTAGCGATTGTCGCACGTGCCGCTTGTCCCATTTTTTCAGGGATTTTTGTCAACAAGTGCATATCGTCATTAAGGATTGCTTGACGGGTAATGCTAAATAATTGCCCGTAAGTCGCTAATGCAACGCTAGCGCCCTCATCGCCGATTGTGCCGTAGGTGTACTCCTCACCCTCACCAACTTGAGGCAAGTAGCCAAAGTCACCTAAACCAACGCGTTTAGCCGCACGGAAGTCGGTTAATGTGCCGCGTGAGGTAAACTGATCAAAGTTTTCCGCTGCGGTTTCCCAACCTTTGAGCAAGGATTTGTGCGCCACATCAATTAAGATTTGACCAAAGTCAGAGTTAGAGTGGGTAAATGCCAAGCCAACCATGCTCATTGCATTATGGCCGGATACGCTAATACCACGATCGACCAATGATGCACGGGCAAGCTCACGCAAGGTCATTGCGTTGTAGGCGTTGTCTTTGGAGTCTGCTTTGTCTTTGTCGATACCGGCTCGCGCTAACAAAGATTGTTTCACGCTGTCGCCAACGATGTTACCGTTACCAGCATAAGGAGTTGCGGTTGCGCTTGGGGTTGTACCTGCACCAAGTTTTGCTAATAATTTATCTTTGGCTTGCTCTGCGGTAATTGATAAATCACCCAAGCACTCAACCAACAATGAGTCGTGAGTTGAGCCAAACGGTGCAAATACCGCTTTAATATCTGCATTGCGTTTGTTTAACTCGGCCTGTACTTGAGCTGTATTATCTACTGGCACAGTTGATGATTGATTAACTGGTGCTGTTGGTGCAGGAGTTGGTGTTGCTTGTGGTGCGGTTGCACCAGCGTTGCCTTGTGGCTTAAACAACATGTCTTTCATTGCTTTTGGCATATTTTCAAAGTCCTCTAATTTTCGTGATTTAATAGACGCCATCGCCACAAGTGGTTCGGCTAATTTGTCAGCAAATCCTTGTTCAACGCATTCTTTACCGTTGAGCCAAGTTTCCGCCGATAGCATTTCTGCTAATTCTTCTGGTGTTTTTCCCGTTTTGCTTGCGTAAGCAGGGATTAGCGTATTTTCGACCTTGTCTAATAGGTCTGCATACTTGCGCATATCCTCTGCGTCTCCACCTTGGATTCCCCAAGGCTTGTGGATCATCATCATTGCATTTTCAGGCATGATGACTTCGTTTCCCGCCATCGCGATCACACTCGCCATACTTGCCGCCAAGCCGTCAATGTAAACAGTGACATTTGCCGGGTGGTTTTTTAACAAGTTGTAAATGGCGATTCCGTCAAAGACATCGCCGCCTGGGGAGTGGATGTGTAGATTGATTTGTTTGAGGTTGTTGCCAAGCGCTTTTAGATCTTTCGAAAAGCTCTTAGCAGTAATGCCCCAATATCCGATCTCATCGTAAATTGAGATTTCCGCCGTGTCGTTGGCTTTGGCTTTGATTGAGTACCAAGACTGGTTATTCGTCTTTGTTACGCTCGCTGTCATCGCTACTGGTGCTAAAATCATTTTCTGTTTTCGCATTTGTTATACCTGTATTAGTTAAATCTGTGTCAAACTTGAGGCCAAATTTTCTATTCTCCTCAACCTCAACTCTTCGTCTGCGTTTAACTTCTGCCGGGTTGCTTCCGCTTGCCCGCACCGCTTGACTTTCGGTTGCTAATCCGCCTTTGATGCGCTCTTTCCACGCTTGCGCCTCTTTGTTTGGATCAATCCATGGCATCACTGGGCCACTATAAACCGCGTTATAAAGTGACACTGGATCAATATCGACTGGCACCTCAATTTCACCGCTAACAATCGCCATTTTTAGCCATTCTCGGTAAATTGGACGGGATATATGGGCGACAAAGGTATCTTGTAAAACCGCGTACCCCTCAAAACTTTCAACTAATTCTTGTCTTTGGCTTGAGTAAGTCCCGTTGTAGTCACGTGCAATGCTTGAGTAACTGGAGCGAGTACCCGCCGCTGTTGCTCTTAATTGTCCGTTTCTAAAGGTTTCAAGGTTAACGTTTGGTCGGTTTGAGTTAATTAACCCAATATCTTCACCGGGCTTTAAATCATCAATTATTGCACCTGGAGCAATTTCAAAATCTCGCTCCGGACTGTCTGCTCCATAATCATCATTATCTCCGTAGAGTGCGGCATCACCTTTTTTTATATACATCGTAAAGGCTGCGGCAATTCGTGCGGCCACACGCTCGCTCTCCTCGTAGTCTTTTAAGTCGGCAAGTCGGACAATTACACCGTGCAACATCGATACGCCACGCAACTGGTGCAGTCGTTTTTTAAACGCAAGGTGAAGCATATTTTCTGCCGGCACTGATTTAACTCGCCCGTAAGTGCGGTTATTTTCCTGTGGGTTATCCATGTAAACACGGTAAGACACAGGACGGCGCCAAGCGTTAATCTCTATGCCTTGGATTACATTAGCCGTATCAGATTGCCACATAGGCACAAAGTCAGGCTCTAACGCCTCAAGGCTAAATGCAATACCTGTGCTATGAGCTAGCCCCGCTACAGCTCCACGCACAAGTTGGATAAATACCTCGCCATCACGGAGCCACGTTCGCAATAACATTCGCTCTAGCTCAGGGCGAGTAAATTGTCCAGTGACTTCAGGTCTAACAGACCATTCCGCCCACTTCTTACGGATTTTCTCTGCTAACTCCTCGTCAACATCACCAGTTAAGTTAAGAGGTTGCGGCTCAATGTGGATGCCTCGGGAGCCAATGACGCGCTCCTCCATTTTGTCCAAGATTCCGATCGCAATGTCGTGATTTTGATCTAATGCCCGAGCCTGTTCTCTCAAACTAACCGCACTTTGTTTAGTCGATGCGTTCGCACCCTGGTTTTCGCGCTTTGCTTTGTGCGTACGGCTTGGCATTGCTGCTTCGTACGCATTCATGACATAACGGCTTTTTGCTCGCTGTGCGCCCCACTTAGGCGAGATTGCGGCAATTGTTTTATCTAATATTCCCATTTTTTAAAATCTCGCATATTTGATTCTGTGGCGTTTAACGTGCTGTCTTGTTTCCGCTAATAACTCATTAAGCATTTGTTGATAGCGGTCACGTTGTTTTGTCCATTCGGACACCTGATAAGATACCGATCTGCCGTTAAAGCTCACTTGGCTTTGTGCGTTTTCGATTTTTTCATCAAGCGCTCGGATTTTTTCTTCGAGTTCATCTCTGTCGTAGATAGCCATTTTTTCCCCAATAAAAAACCGCACTTTTTACAGCGCGGTTAGTTAAGTAGTGGTAACTCAATTTGCAATTTGTCTTCAAAGATTTTTAGTGTTGCTTCAAGCAACGGCTTTTTACCTTTCCATTCATTCAACGCTTTACCACAAACACTTGCTAATTGTTTTTCTGCTTTATGCTCACCTAAGGCTTGGTAATATTGCTCAAGCAATGAAGCGTTACCTTTTGCCATCTGATCTGCCATGTAGTCAAAGGCTTTAATGTAAGATATTTTAATCCCCATTGCCTTTTTAGACTTATACCCCATTACTAATAGTAAAAAACCGTTTTTAGTTAATTCGTAGTATGGTTGCGGCTTTCCGTTCTGTAATTCATTGTTTTTAAAGCAAAGTCCAAAGTTGGATTTTGTGAAATCATCTTCTTCACAGTTTTCTAATAGCAATCTGATATCGCGCATAACATGACTGTGCTGCTTGCTGAAAACTTTTGCCACAATTTCAGACGTGGTTACAGTTTGATGATCTTTGATTTGTATAAATTGTTTAAAATTTTCTGGATTTGCTAATTGCATTTTCTGCCTCCAAATTTAGATAATAAAAAGCCCCAACTATCTCTAGTCAGGGCTTGAGTTATTACCTCAACATTCCCACCTTTTCACAGGCTCGGCATCTACCGATTTAAGGTTGTTTGGGAGTTAAAGCCAACCGCTTTTTTTGCCACCACCATTTAGCCAATTACTTTTTGCCTTAGCTTTCGGTTGCGGTTTAACTTGTTCAATTTCTACCGCACTTTCAGTTTCTTCTTCCGGTGCGGATGATTCTCTACGGATCACGTTAGGGTTTACGCTTGGCAATTTCGCCCAGTATGGGACATTGCCCTCATCGCCCCACTTAATACGCTCATAACCACGCAAAATAGCGATCGCATGGGCATAGCAAAATAAATCAAATGCCTCATTGTTGCCTTTACCTGGCTTTCTCCATTTACCGTCTTGTCCGCGCTCCTCATAGGTCAGCTCATCAAAAAACCATTCGCCAAGCCACGATGGAAAATGGATATAGTTAGCGCCGACAGTCTCACGACTTAATGCGTTACTAATGCGATCTTTGAGCTGATCTGTTTGGAGTAAATACAATGGCACATCACCGCGAGCTTTAGCATGACGATCTGACCGCGATGTGTTGTCAGGGTAAGTGCGCGTAATAAGTTTTTGACGCTTGGTACTATCACCTTTAACGAGATAGACGCGTTTAGATAATCCATCGCGCTTACATCTACGCCAAAACTTATAAGCGTTATCTGTTACACCATCCTCACCACCGCTATCCACAGCCATTGCAAGGATTGGCATAAATCCACCATCTAGCCCCTCAATGCGATATTGCTTATCGAGTACATCACTAATGAGCAAGTCCCAATCCTCAGGGTAGGCGGACGGATCAATCGGGAGACTTTCACCATCGGAATTGCTCCGCATTGATGATTTAATGTTGTATCTATCAATGAGCCATCGCTCGCTGTTTTCGCCATAGCCAACAATTTGGACTACAAAGCGACGGTTCCGCCCACCCTGTACATCAACTGCAGCCAATAAAAAACGGCACCCAAAAGGCACCGTTCTTTTTTCTGTATCTTCTCGCCGCTCCATTAGCTCATCACTTCGGCGTTGTTCAAGCGCTGAGCGTGGTAAATAAGGTAATCCACAGTCAGTATTTGTTACTGCCTTTAAGGTCTCCTCACTGCCAGTCATCTCAAATTCGTGCTCAGCTGTAAGTAATTTGTAAGTTAGTTGATCCCATGTCTGATACGCTGCCGCGGGGCCCTCAAGCCAAAACGACGCAATACGGGATTTTCTGCCATCGCCATGTATCACGCCGTTTTTGTCTATTGTTTGTCCCTCTTTGAGCCATTTTCCGCCGATATTTAGATCTAGCTTTTTGCTTGGCTCAATGACGCCTTGGCAGTGCGGACACTGTAAGCGCGCTTTTTTGCTTGCATCGACAAAATCCGTATCATCACGATAGCCGATCATGTTAGCCATGCTCGGCTCAAGCCATTCCCCGCAGTGTGGACATTGCCAGTAAAAACGGCGGCGATCGCCACGGTTATACAATGACAAAATTCCTGTCGTCGGGGGAGCTTCGTGCGTTGATTTCGGATGATACTTTAAATCAACAATATCTTTGCCTGGTGAGCTTTCCACCATCGTCATACCGGATGACATAAAAGTAGTGGTACGCTTGGACGCTAAACTAAATCCGTCCCCCTCTCCGTCAACATCATCTGGCCAGCGGTCGTAATCGGTTAATGCAACGTACTTGTAATCGGATGATGACAGCACATTAATAGACGGCCAGCCAATTTTTAACAGATTGCCTGCGCGAAAATATTTGTCGTGTACGTTGTTATCATTTTTATACGGGCTTAATCGGCTTGCGATTTCCGGCGAGCATCTAAAAGTGCGGTCTAACCGCTTCCGGCTGTGTTCACTTGCTTTTTCTTGTGTTAATTGCACAAGTAAAAAATCAGATGGATCGCAAATAATTGAGTACGTAATCCACCCGTCAATCAAACCAACTGTCTTACCTGTTCGAGCGGGTCCAACAAAAATAACCGCGTCATATTCGCGCGAGTTTAAACAGTCCATCGGCTCAATAACATAAGGCGTGCGGTCTTTATCCCATCTTACAGATGAGCCACCACCAAGCGGCACGCGCATATATTGTGCGACAGCTTCGGATACTTTCATCCGATTCGGCGCCTTAATCATCTCCGCCAAATCTTTTCTAATATCACTCGCTTTCGCATACATCCGTTTCATCCTCCAAGATTAGATCCGCCGCTTCGTCGCGGTTTTTGTCAACCTCTTTCTGTAACCAAATAACCCATTCTAACGGCATTCCTGCGGCTTCCGCCCTGTCCGCCAGTGTTTCTTGTGGCTGCAACATTCCTTTAACGATGACTGACATTTGTCTGGATGCGTCCGCAACCTCGCAAACCTCGCCAAGACGTTTTTTGTACTCAAGTTGTTTTAATTGCGCGTTCCAGTAAGCCAACTGATCAGACGGTGACAGTCCATCAACATCTTTTGTGCGGTTATCCTCAAGCAATAATCTAAATATCTGCTTGAGGGAAAATCCTTTGTAATTAGTCGTTTCTTTTTCCGGCGTGAGGTGACTTACTCTCGCCGACATTGTGCGTCTATCGCACCCAGCAATAGTAGCCATTTTACTAATACTGTAATACTCACTCACAGCACAACCTCTCAAAACTAAAAATGAACAACCACCAATATAAAAATATCAATAAAAACAAATCATTATTTCGTTGTGGTGGATCGCCGAAAAATTCAAAAAACTGTCGAAAACCGCGAGCCCGAAACCCCGTGGAAAGGGGCATCCCCTCAGGAGTACCTTTTAATTTTTAAAATCAATAAGTTAAAATAAAAAAAGACCGCACTTTATTTAGCGATCTTTAATTTCCTTTGTTGCTACTTATTAATCTTTGTAGATTCAATCCACTTGTTGATGTTTGTGATTTGACTAGCACACATATCTCTCTCTGCTTTCACAGTGATTAGATGTTCTACTGCCTCACCGTATGTGTTACCCATAAATGGTGTTTTAACACAAGGAACCAAGAAAGCTTGAGGCGGATAAATGTACTCCGTCTTTGTAGTAACCTTATTAGTGCAACCGCTCAATAGCGTCATCGTGAATACGAGTGCTATAGCAAGGTTGTGTCTTAATAATCTTTCTAACCACTTGGATTTTGTCTTGGCTTGCTTGTTTGATTTCATCATGCATCGCTCTCTGTTGTTCTACCGCTTGGCGTTCTACTTCAATCGTATCTTTTAGCGATTGATTGACTTGCTCTTGGCTTTTAATGGTTTGGGCTTGCACTTGGTTTTCGGCTCTTAGTTCATCTATATTCTTTGATTGGTGCCAAATCCAACCGCACAAGCCCAAAATGGTTAATACTACCGATGAGATTGCGTAGATTTTAAATCTGCTAAACATAACGCTCTCTCCTTTTCTCTGCGTTTAATTAAGCCTTGCAACTTTCTTCCGTCAGCATAAACCCAACGGGAAAGTTGATTACATCCGTCCGCATACTTACCACTTCGCATCAAACGGAACATTGTCGAGTTTTTGAGATTTCCGCATCCATTGTTAAACGTAACAGATACCATAGCATCAAACACAGATTGCGGCAGCACTCTACCGTTGGCATATTTATCTACACAAGATTCAGCGAGCTTAATATCGTTTTTCCAGCGGAAGGCGATTTCTTCATTTGTGTATTTCTTCTTAGGCTCTATCTTTTGTCCAGAGTATTCTGTTGAGCCAATGCCAACAGTTAATACATCAGCAGGGCATTTATATGGAGTTGCCATACAACCCTCAGCATTACCGATTATCTCAGCTCCAGCAGGGCTTAATCTTAACTCTCCGCCAAATTGAGAATACATAATCCCGATAACCGCAATAACGGAACAAGCACCAAGCGCCTTTCTAGTCTTCCCTAACACCATCATCAAACCCCTGTTCTAGTCGTTTCATTCTCGCTCGATGCATTTCTTCCGCTCTGCGCTCTTCGTTCTCTCTTACTTTACCCTCTTGGAATTTAGCGTACATATTAACGAGACCACTGATTAAACCGATGATTAAACCAAAAATAGCTAGCCACTCTTGGAATGAATACATCGCCCAGAATGCGCCAAAGCCAGACCAAAAAATACTTTGATTCCCTGCGTCTTTTAACATTCTCATACTCCACCTCGCTGTTTGTTTGCGGGGCAATAAAAAAGCCCACGTCTTAACGTGAGCTTGGTGTTTGGATAATAAAAAACCCCGACCGTTTCCGATCAGGGCTGTTTCTAAACTTATTTTGCGTTCGCCATGCGCTAAAACCGCAACTTATACTATATACTACAATTTTACTTGCAAGTAATCAAGTGTTTTTTTTATCTTTTTTTTAAAAAATACATCATGTTTCAAAAGTGCGGTCTTTTTTTAAGTATACATTCTACATTTCGCAGCGTTGTTTTATCTGCGCTCTATTGTTATGTAGTAATTGCGATGAAGGTAGGTGTTCCAATAATCTTTTAATTATCGGTTGAGTGTCATGGATAACCTTATTACACCATCTCAAATTAAATTCAGGTGAGCTGTAAAGATTCCCATGAATGATTGGTTGTATTTTTCGCAACAAGAAACCGACACTATCGGAAAAGCGTGTAAATGCCATCCATGTATTAATCAAGTCTTTAAGTTCGCTCTCAGTTAAATTAAGATTCATACTTGATTCTTTCTTTTCCTCGATAATTAACTCACCCTCTAGCACGATTTTATGAATATACTCTACCGCTTGAGGTAATTGTTCTAATGTCAAATCTTCGATTGATTCCACATTAAAGCGCTGATGAATTAAATGATAGGCATCGGAATAAATTAACCCTTTCTTACTTACCAACATGTTTACTGCGTTTCGCAATCCTGTTCGTTGGTCTACTGTGGTTTTACTGTAAGAGCCAGTTTTTCGAATTTGCGGTAACACCTCACTTGTTACCCATTTTCTAAAGCGGTGTGGAATAGATCCTTTTTTCACTGCATCACGGCAGCGGAGGATTAAAGTGTACATTCCACTTTCTGACACCAATGCAAGGCTTTGAGCACCGTTCCCTGCCGACCCTAACTTTAAGTTAGAGTCGGTAGAAATCATTTTTTCATCATCGTCTAAATTTAAAATTGCCTTACTTGGGTTTGTAATCCCTAATGTGTCGCAAAGATCTTTTGCAACGAACCAAGGCTCATTGTTAATTACTAAAGCGCGGATTGATTGATTTTCAAAATTGAAAGTTGAGAGCTGTTTGGTTTGAGTAGTCATTTGAAGATTCCTTTTGAGAGAAACCCCGATAGTTCGGGTGGTCGGCAGCTCAAAACCTGTCTTCAATCAGGCGGAGTTATTCCCTTTCGGTATTGTATTCTTCGCACTGCCGACCATTGGTAAATAAATTATCTTTTTTTTGACCGCTTACAATGGGTTAAATAATGGCAAGGTTTAACTCACTGGATTTTAGGTACAAAAAAATCACGCTGACGGGGTGAATTACCGTTGAAGATAAGGTTTTTGAGACCTTGAAAAAAAATACTAATAAAAAAGCCCCTTTTAGTCAAGGGGCAATTTTCTAAAGTCCAGCTGCTTTAACTAATTCCTTCAATCCATTAATTTCATTTTTGGTGAAAGAATACTCGTTATTACAAATCTTGATG